ATAGCTCACAGAGTTGTTAGCCAAAGCTCGTTGTGGGTTGTTCTCCCACCATGCACCTGACTTAGCGTGACGCATACGGTCATCTGACAAGTTAGACAGAGAGATCATAGCTGAACGGCGTACACCGCCTACAACAACAACTTCACCAATCTTACACATGATGTCGTGACATTCGATAGAGGATAGCTTACGTCCTGTAGAACCCTTGAATGTGTGAACGACAAAGTTGAACAAGTCAATTAGAGGCGCTGGACCTGACGCACGACCACCAAAGGTCTTCAGTCTAGCACCAGCTGGACGTACCTTAGATACATCCCACTTAGGAACCTCACCGCTGTACAGTAGCGCAATGACCTGACGCAGAGCCTTAGCCCAACCCTCCTTGCTGTCCTTCACAACGATTGTGGTGTCGCTATTGAACAAAGCATCTGGAATCTCTGGCAGCCTGTTGATGTACTGACGCTCTACTGAGAATCCTACACCTGTACCACACAACAAGATGAACATAGCTTGGTCAAAACTCTTGATGTTCTTAACTGCTAGGTAACTACAGTTGTACATGGCTGTATTGTCACGGAGGGCTGCTGGACCAGCTGTCATAAGAGAGCGCATGGATGGCATAACGTCGAGAGATAGGATAGCATCCTCAATCTGACTAATGTAACTGTCGTCTCCTGCTACAGGCTTTACGATGTTCTCCATGTAACGCTCTACAGTTTCACCCCATGTCTCACGGCGTCCCTCTTTATCCAACCAACGTGCATAACGTGACTTGTGGATGAAGGCTTGGTAGTCTGTTGGTAGTTGGTTGCTCATTTACCGCGTCCCCGCATAGTTTTATCTTCTTCTAGCCAGACCATACGGTCAATGTCACCACGGTTAAGACCTATATCTTTAAGCTGTCTGTCTGATAGGGTGTTAAGATGCTTGATAGCTTGACGATGCTCTGACCACATAACTGAGTACCTCAAGAACCTCACCACTATATTGTTTACCCACATCTTCTTCATCTGTTATCTCCTGATCCTCTAATCACACCACGTTTGGCACGATCATCTAACTTATCCATGTTGACTTGCATTACTTCTTCTAGGTTGCTGTAGAAGTAGTTTGACAGGGCAGTAGCGTAAAACACGACATCACCAAGCTCTTTGACGATCTCCTTTTGGCTTACCTTACTGTTGTCTCTCAGATACTTCTTGATCTTCTCAGCTACCTCTCCCGCTTCCCCCACTAGGCCAAGAGTATTCTCAACCAACCTAGTGTCGCCCTCAGTGACGATCTTATCCTCAACCCAGTAGGAATACGACATAGGTGTAATGTCCATAACCTTAAAGGCGTCTATGTCTTCTTGCGTAATCATATTGCTCTCCCGTAGAACTCTGTTGGTTTACCTGATGTCTTCGCTATGTCGAATAGATACCAAGCACAGTTATCCTTACCTACACTCTTACTACCTTCAATCCACTTAACCCTACCGATACTTACCACTTTAACACAGTACGTCATTAAGACAGCTGACTGCTTAGTGTGCATCCAGTCCGCATCGAACAAAAGCCATGTCGGACACATTTGCATCCACATTTCCATTAGGGGGTGTAGGATCTTTCTGTCCCACGGGGGGTTAGTGATACAGAGGTCTGTTACACCATACTCCCCGAAGGTTAGGTCAAGGGCATCATGCTTGTAGATACCCTCGGCCCTTGGCTCAATGTCACAAGCAAACAGACACTCAGCATGACCCTCAGTGAGAGCCTCTAAGTGTTGGATTAACCGTCCGTCACCCGCACAAGGCTCCACATAGTCAAATGAGTAAGGCAAGTGAGGTATAAGTGGTTCTACAGCTTCTATCGGAGTGGGGTAGTAATCCCGTGGTACTCTCTCAAAGTCACTGCGTTTACCCATATAGTTGTTCCAATCTCTTTAGTGATACAAACTCAGGCTCGTAAGTGCCATTGCTAATCTCACGTTTGATAACGACACCCTTCCACCAGTCTAGGTTAGCTTGACCCGCCCAGCCCTCTTCAGCTCCCTTGAAGCAACCTGCCACCAAACCGATAGCACCAGCTGCATCTTTGAACTTCACATCACGCTTGTGGCTGTGACCGCAGGTAGAACTCTTGTACCTATGGTTGAGCAGACTGTTAGCGTGGTGCATACCTGACATGGCAGTGCCATAGTTACCAGCACTAAAGAAGTGAGCATATGAGACACCATCGTACTCAGCGATAGCAGGTGCTGAGTTGTGGTACTCATGGTACTCGTCGAACCAAAGGTCAGTCTGTAGGTGCTTGAATGAGACACCGTACTTGTCACCCTCAATCCGTGGGTCGTGCTTCAAGGCTTTCTTGATGCGGTTCTCGTGGTTTCCTTCAAAGCCAAACCAAGCGGCACGTTTGTATTTCCTAGTAGAGGGCTTTCGTCTAAGACGGTCCATTGACTCATTATAGTGTTCAATATCCGACTGGTAACTCTGGCTAACAATAGCCTCAGGGTATCGACCGTCAAAAGTGTTAAGAGAGCGCATATCGGCCCCGTCACCAAGATCAATAACGTAGTTAGGATTAACCTCATAGATCAACTCCCCCAGCCAGTCGAACCTCTCATTGCTTGTAGAGGGGTCACTGTGTGCGCAACTAAAGATTATAGCTGTCTTAGGCATCATACTTATCCCCCCCATAAGGAAACCTGATTTCTACTGAATCTATAGAACTATCAAACCTACGCTTGAACTTGTAAGCGTCATTGAAGGTCTCGAATGGTAAGTCTTCGGTGAACATCTCTCCAGCCTCTACGTCCTCCACACGACAAGTGAGAAGGTAGGTTCCATCATCGTCCTTGAAGGCGTCACTAAAAACACGATGCACCTTATATACTATTTCAGCCATTCTTCGGGTATCCTTTTGTCTGAGTACATGAAGCCATTTTTGTCTGCCCACATGCCCAATGTTGTTTTAGACCCTTTACGAATCTTAGCGCGACTGTTGCTAAACACAAACCGTATGTCAAGCTCAGGGTGTTGCTTCTTGATCTCTAAATGTTTCATTCTGTCATCTGTTGTGAAGCGACCTTTTGATTCAACTATCACACCGTTTGGCAAAATGAAGTCTGGGGTGTAACTCTTGTTACGATGTAAGACCCACTTGATCTTTATAGTCTCGTACCCGAAAGCTACACCCCTTTGTTTGAGGTCTTCTGATATGTCATCCTCAAGCCCAGAACGGTAACCGTGCTTTATGGCTTGCTGTCGCTTCGAGCTTTTGGAGGCAACCATATCTCACCCTCTTCCCTTCGTAACCAGAGCAATCTGGCGTTCTCAATGACCCTTGTTTCGTCCCCGTCATATGCCTTGACGACACGATCCCACAGGTCTTCTTCCCCTGTAGCACCATCCAGTATCTTCTCTGCCTTCTTAGGCCCAACCTTAAACAAACCAACAATGTTGTCAGCCCTATCTCCAGTTAGTATTTGAGTGTAGAAGAATTTCATACCTTCCTCTGGCGTTACTTTGGTGTAATCTCCCCTGACAATGTTGAAGTGCCAACAGGGTATTTGTAGCATATCTTTGTCAATAGAGGCGACACAAGCATCGTAGCCTAGTCGGGCGGCTTCAATAGCAATGAGGTCATCGGCTTCCTCTCCTTGGCTTATAGTGGCTTTATACTTACTCTGCATGTAGTCTCTGGCAGTTTGCAAGTGTCGGGGTTTCTGAACGCTTTTCCTATTCCCCTTGTAGACATGAGACTTGGCAATCTCAAATCGGAAGTTACCCTTACCCGTTAGGTAAACGAGGTAGTCTTCTAGTATCTCAGGGAACAGAACAGTCTTGTCTAAGATGAAGTCAATGAGGGCATCAATCTTTTCTTCGGTATCTTTCGCCCCCATCTGTTCAGTGGAGAAGGCTGCACGGTACGCAAGTATGTCCCCGTCGATTAGTACCTTCCCCATTTCCATTTAGACATCTCCCCAGTGCATATCTCCTGCATCGTCCTCGAACCCCACAGCCTTGACGTAGGTGTAGCCCATAGACACAGCAGCTTGAGCGAACAGTGCAGCTAGGTCACTTAGGTCCATGACGTTATCCCGTGATACATCTGAACTTCCATCGTAGCCATCCTCGCTCTTATCCATGTAGGCGTTAACAGTTACTCGCATTAGTTGCTCCTTTAAAATGCAAACAGTTCGTCAGCTTCTGAGATAACTGAGTTGTTATCGTAAGGTACATGCTCTGTAACGGCAATGTTAAGCAGTCGTACACCAGCACCTTTTGCGTAAACCTCAAACTCCACCCTAGCCTTCGTACCGTTGCCAAGTGATCCATCTGATTCAAAGTCCCACATACGCTTGTTCTCACGCCCTTGTGTGAGGTCTACAACATTCGGTGCGCCACCGTAATCAACCTCAACAGGTTCCCCTGTCTTGTCGTTTGTGAAGGTCTTAACGTCTGACAACCTACGTTTGATCTTCATGTATTTACCGATACCCAAGTCTGCATTTCCCTGGAGGATGCGGTCACTGTTCATCGGGTGTAGGTCCAGACCCTCTCCCTCAAGTTGGTCGATCTGTGCCTGATCCGTGAAGTATGCGTTAGTGATAAACTGACCACCGTTAGCATAGATTGCCTGTGCAGCCCGTGGGCCATCAGGTGAACCCATGTCTGCGTTTTGCTCAAACACTTTTGCGTATTCGAGTACCATGTCCATAAAATATTTAGCCATATCGAGTTTTCCTTTCGGCTGTTGGTATATAAGTATAACCCTTAATTTTGCCCTATCGCAACCAAGGGGTAGAAATAAAATTAGTGGATGTCGGCGTATGTTGTACCAAACTGAGCATCCACACCTAGAGGTACGTTAAGTTTCAGTTTCTCATTGAGAATTTCTATCGCACCCTCCATGACGTTTTTTGTCGCATCCTCTTCTCCTTTCTTAACCACCGCAATGATCTCGTCGTGAAATTGACCTACAGTGCCAATGCCTTTCTTGCGACACAACGACACCCAACTGTCAAAACAGAACACCCCCGTACCTTGGTTTAAGGTAGAGAAACGATCCTTCTCACTCCGTAAACTATACCAAAACTTAGACACAGGGTTCTGTAACCACATGCTGTCAAAGAAGGTACTTGTACGCACAGTAGAGGCCACCTTTTCCACTGACCAGTTACGAGACCAGAAAGCATCTAGCAGAACCTTGCAGTCCTTAGCTGGCATACCAGTTGTGCGTGATAGAGTAGCTGCACCTACACCATATGTTGCGCTGTAGTTAACGACCTTGTAATTCTTACGTAGGGCTTTTAGTGACCGCTCTCCGTTGTTGTGCATGTCGATGTCCCTCTGTGTAATTACGCCAGCGTGTAGTGCCAAGTCCAAGTGTGGATCGAACCCCTCTGCTGACATAGCCTCGACATAACTAGGGTCCAGTGGCTTCATGTAGTGGCGCTTAGTAGTATCCTCAAGGGATGTCATATCAGCACCACACAAAGTGTAACCCTCTGGACAGGTAAGGCAACCTCGTATCTCTTTACCATATGGCTTGTCGATAGAAGGTAAGTTGACCAGAGGCTTTGCGTGTTTGAATCGCAGAGTGTTAGTTAGACCAGCAACCGTAGCTTTGACGTAACCGTCCCTGTGAGCCGTTACCATGCCCTTTAGGACGCCAATGCGGTGTGACAGTACACTGAGGCCATCTAGTAGCTCAATGGCTGGCTCAACGGATACAAGCTCCTTTACAGATGAACAAAGCTCACCGTCTTTTCGTACTTGCTCTAATTCCCTCGTATCCCCTGTAACCTTGTCACGCAGGAACTTGAACGTCCGTGGTTCCCACCCCAGAGAGAACAGCCAGTGCTTGATCTGTTCGTTAGAGTTAGGGTTGGCACGTTCATGTCCTGTCACTACAGTTATAGACTGGGTTGTTTGTGGCTGCATTTGTTCCTTACATAGCTCTATCCACTTCTCGCCCAACGCAGACAGAGACCCATCTTTCTTTTGCATAACCTTTGGTTGCGTTCTAACAGATGTTATAACACGCTTGGGCATAGCGTCAGCAAGCAACTCAATCTTCTCTGCCTTAAGTGCTTCCCACTCTGCTAAGTGAGCCTCTGCCTTTGGCACATCCAGTTTCCACTGGAGGGCTTCTTGCTCTGCTGCACACTGTAGCTTGAATGTCAGGTAGTCCACCAGACGATCCTTGTCATTTTCCACTGGGTACATCTTTCCCAGCTTGTAGTTGAGTGTCTTCCATAACAGGTTGTTGATGCGTACATCTTCGTCACAGCGGTGCTTGTATTCCTCTGGTGACAGGTTACTCCAGTCGTCGATCTTAGGCTTCGGTACACCATACTCTTGTCCGTACTCTGCCAGACCATGCTTTGTCTTCCAGTGGTTGACGTACCAAGAGATGCCCAGAGTGTCGATCAGACGAGCGGTAACCTTGATGCCTAGAATCTTTTCCACTGCGGGGACATCGTAACGTACAATGTTGTGACCGCAAAGAGTCTCGCTGTTTAGTAGAACGTGACGCATCTCGTCATAGTCGTGCGTGGATCGTACCTCGCCTAGATCGTTAGACCAAGACAAGACATGGATCAACGTAGGGTCTAGCCCGTCTGTTTCTATGTCAAATACTGTTATCATAGGTGTTTCCTTCTTAAGTAAGATAAAGCTCTCTCCAAGCCACTTATGTTGTCTCCTAAGTTACCTATGCCATGGTTGCACTTTAAACACAACCAACCACGGAAAGATAAACTGTCATGGCAGTGGTCCAAGTGCAAAGAGGTGTCTTCGCCGCAACACTCACACGCATCTGCCTTGTCGGGTGCTGTTTTGTGTAAACGACTGAGGATCGCGTTCTCTTTTTTCTCGCAGGAGCGACAAGACTTAACTCTGTAGTTTGTCCTGTCTTTCCTCACCCTAAAAGACTCTAATGGAAGTTCCTTTTTACAAGTCCTACAAGAATGACTCATCATATGATCTCCCTTAGTGTGAAGGTATCTGTGCTAAAGCGGAGCATCCCAGCCAAACCCTCTTCGGAGCATGGGCGATTCTTCTCAACCTTAAGATACGTTGTGTTACGTTCCTCTATAGTGTCAGCTTCTTTGTCACGGTTCAAGTCGATAATGACGGAAGCACGTTGACCAAT